CCAGGTGGTTGGTACATCGAGAACAGCCTCACCACTCTTGGTAAGAATGACCCTGTTTCTGAGTACAACACTCAACTCTGGAATAGCGGCGTTGAAGCAAACAAGGAAATTGCCCGTAAGCAGAAGCGTAAGTTGACTTACGTTGCTAACATTCTTGTTGTCTCTGATGCAAAGCATCCTGAAAATGAAGGCAAGGTCTTCCTGTTTAAGTTTGGCAAGAAGATTTTTGACAAGATTAACGAAAAGTTAAATCCTCAGTTTGAGGATGAGAAGCCTGTTAATCCGTTTGATTTCTGGAAGGGTGCTAATTTTAAGTTGAAGATTCGCAATGTTGAAGGCTATCGTAACTACGACAAGTCTGAGTTTGATGTTCAGTCGGCTCTGCTTGATGGTGATGATGCTGCAATTGAAAAGGTTTGGAAGTCGGCTTATTCCCTAAAGGAATTTGTCAGTGCCGATAACTTTAAGACTTATAATGAACTGAAGGCAAAGTTGGATAAGGTTCTTGGTGCCGGCGGCACTGCTGCTGCTGTTGCTCCCAAGATTGATGATGAGGAACTGCCTTGGAATGAACCAAAGGCTGCTTCGCCAAAGGCTCCTGCCAAGAAGGCTACTGCTGAGGATATCAGTGTTGAAGATGACGATATGTCATTCTTTGAGCAACTTGCTGGCGAGTAAACTGAGGGGGCTGAAAAGCCCCCTCTTTTTTATGCCCATCTATCTCGACTGAATGCACTCTTAATTGAAGCATCAGCATTCTTAATATCAACTGCCGGCAAAGGTGCTGGTGGTGATGGTACAAAGCGACATCCTCCTCCCCCACCGCCAGCATTTTGCTGAATGATAACCGGAGGAACAACCGCTGCTGCGGCTTTGTTTGACTCAAGTTCTACTGAATTTTGTGCAAGAGTATCACCAGCAATCTTTTGCTTAGGCTTAAGCATTTCGAAAATTGAACGCGCTGTTCGTATTCCAGTAGCGGCTCTTGGCGAGAAATGATTTGCTACACGTTGAATACCATCAAGTAATTTGTTAGACTTACTATTTGTATCGGTATCTGCGGCTGCTGCATCATTACTGACCGGAGTTATTGGTACTCTTGTCGTAGTTATTGGAGCAGCATTGTTAGTAGTGTTATTAACGTTATTAGTGTTGCCCGCAATAGAATTTATTGCTGTTCTGTTTGTAGTAACTGGAGCAACGTTAGATGTGTTTGTAGTTTGAGTCGTAACTGGAGCAACATTAGATGTGTTATTGGTTACTGTTTGTACTGGAGTTACAACTGGCGCAGTTGGTGTAGGGGTATCATTCATCATACCCAGTTGCTGCATTGCGTAAGTTGCTTCATCTCTTGGCAATGCTTTATCTGTAATAGCAACTTCATCAGGAGCCGTTGCTGTTTCAACAGGTGTTCCTGCAATCTTAGCCTTTTCTGCTTCCCAGTTTGCCGGAGGATTGGCTAATATAGAAGCAACATCCTTTTTATATACTTCAGGAACTTGTTGAATTGTTGCTTGATTTGAGTATACAGACCAAGCCCAATCTTTTGCCGCAATCTTGTCAGCAGGTTGAACAGGAGCAGGAGGAGCCGCTGCATCAACGGGATTTCTGTTAATAGTACCAGTTGCTGTTCCACTAGGTTGTGCAGGAGTTGCCCCAGTAGCCGCAGGCATAGCAGTTGTTACTGGAGTAGTTGCTCCTCTTGGACGTTGCGTAGCAACTTTATCAAGATACTTATCATCTAGCAACTGATTAGCATAGTCAATACGCTTCTGTCGATGCATGCCGGCAGAACGTTCATAGTAGGAGTCTACAACAGCAGCAGCACTAGCAGCATCTTTTGTTTGACGTAACGCATCACCTGCTTGCTTTTCAGTATTGTTTAGTTCCCAGTTTACATATTCAAGTTGTTCGCGAAATCCTGCTTTTTGAATAGGCTTTCCAAAAGTACGCTCATATACCTTCTGACGATACTCTTGCCATTGGGCTATACCATAAGCATGACCATTATCGCCTGATGCATCAGTCTTCATTGATGTACCAGATTCAGCCATTAGGTTACCAACAATACCCGCTGACTGCTCCTTGGTCCAACCTCTGTCTTGGAAGAATTTCATTGCTTCCTTAGCAGAACCGGATTCACTTACGCCTTTAAGTTCTTGTCCTGTTGCGCCTACTGTACCAACAGCGGCTTGAGGATTTGTTCCTGGTCTAGCAGCAGGTGCGCCTCTACCGCCACGTGAACCGCGAGTTTGCTGGTTATACTTTTCTGCGGCTGTAGCATTAGATGTGTCAGATGCTAATTGCTTATTCTTTTTTTGGTCTGCTGGAGTTGTTCCCTCAGCATTTTCATATTGAAGTTTTTCGTCTTCAGAAAGAGCATTGTACTCTTTCCAAAGTTCATAAACATCATACATTGTCCAAGCAGCCATCCCTATATTAGCAGCTGCGCCCAACCAACCAACAACTGGTACAGCCATAAGACCAGCAGATGCTGCAAGTTTTGTTCCTAGTTTTGCTGCTAATTTTGGGGATTTTTTAGCAAGATACTTGAGGAATCTAGACCACACCCCCTTTTGCTTGGCTGTACCCTTAAAGATATCTGGGTTTACTTTACGCATTCTGTTTAAGCGACTAGCAGCTGCAGCAGTCTTTCGTGCTTCTTTTACAGATTTAACTGCGCGTGTACCAAAATACGCTGCGCCAGCTGTATTAACAGCAGCATCAATTCCAATGTCACTTGCGTCTCTATTAGGGTCAAGTTGACGTACTGAGTTGTATGCACCTAATCCGGCACCAACAAGTAGACCGCTGGCAGCACCACGAAGTCCTCTGCCCATGCCACCAAATCTTCCAGCGCCACCTCTGCCAGGTTTACTGCCTCTACCACCAGGTTTGCGACGACCTACAAAATCCAAAGGGTCAATTCCAGCACCGTTAGAGTTGCTTATTACAAGAGCGCGCAGTTCTTTAAGTTGCTTAAAGACCTTAGCAAAGTTCTTGTCCATAGACTTTTTGAGAAGATAGACAGGGTCATCTTCCTCCATCTCAAAAGCAAGTTTCTTATATGTTTCAGTAAAGTCTTTCTTTTCCGGTTGGTCAGCAACTGACCGCATCATCTTGGTTCTAACAGAAGCCTTTTTGTTTTTGCTAGGCTTCTTTTCTTTTTTAACAACAGTATTTTGCTTTTCAACTTCTTGATTAAAAATGAATGCGGCTTTCTTAAGGATTAGTTCAATATCTTTTTTTGTTGCGCCTACAACAGACTTTCCTTTTTTAGAGAGTTTGGTTACTTGCTTTCCTTCAGGGGCTAGTGGGTCGTATTGAAACTGACCTTGCTCGCCAAGATTAAATGTTCTTGGCGCCAGTCTAGCGTTAATCTGTCCAAGTATTTGCTTGATATCAGTAGGTTGGTCAGCACTAGCAAGTTTTTGTACAATAAGATTTAAACCAAAAAGTTGTTTGTCGGCTTTTCTTTGCCACTTCTGCATATCCTTTAGGCGAGTGAGAATCTCCCTAGACTTTTTTAGGGTTTTTTCCTTCTCTTTTTTCTCATCTTCAGGCTCAACTCTTTTTTGTTGAGAGAGTGCCTGAATTGCGGTTGCAAGCGGATTGTTTAATGCCATTTATTATCTTCTTGATTGTTGCTGTAACTTTAGTCTGTCATTCTCTTCCTTAATGTACTCACTTAGCATCATTAGGTACACTTGTCGCTCCCAAGCAATCATGCTGTCAATATCATTGTAACCATATTTGTGATGTTGCATCAACGCAAAATTGGTTTGCATAAAATTGCTTAGGTTATCATATCCAAAGGTTAGATAAAAAAACTGTACAAATCCTCCGCATAAATCTTATGCTCGTTTTTGCACTTCTTACAAATTGCTGTATCCTCAAGAACAACCTTTGGAGATGTAATGAAGAAATTTAGAACCTTGTCAAGTTGGTCTGATGATAGACTGTTAACAAACTCTTCAACCTCCGCAGGGGTGAAGGTATCATAGACGCCATCTTCATCAAACACAAACTCTAGATGTTGGGTGATTAGTTTAAGAGAATCGTCAAGCAAATCCTCGCTCTCAGCAAGTTTACTTGTCATGGTAGGATAGCGAAGCGTTACACCAACTTTGTCATTAATTTGAACAGTTCTGCTATGACCGGGAGCAATCTCATACTTCACCTTGGTAAGGTCTAGATTGTAAGTATTCTCTTGACCGCACTCAGTCTCATCCTCAAGTGTATTGCTGCACGTGAACTCAAGAGCCACTGATTCGCCAATAGACTTCATCCGCAGATGCGTAAAGAGCATCTGGACATCAAATAGCGGTAGTGCGTCAATGTCAAAAGGCTTTTTGGTTTTAGCAGATTCAACTATACAATTTTGAATGACTTGCTTAATTGCGTTGAGACTAGCATCATTATCTTCCGATTCTCTTGCAATTAAAAGTAGTTTCTCTTCCTTAACCAAGAATGGGCGAAATTTAACCTTCTTGTCAAGAGATTTTAAATACACTTCAAATACAGGTTGTTGTACAATAGGTAAAGCCATAATTTCCTCGCTTCAATCAAATTTAAGAAACTCTGCCGGAATTCTGATAATTTTCAAGTCCACTAGTGCCGGCTTCTAGTGGGTTCAATCCGTCAAGATTATTTGGTATAGATGGAGCAACTGCTTCTTGATATGTTGCTGCAAGACCTCTACCCCACTTGCGATACTTAAAGGTTACTGCAAGTCTGTGTAAACCATCTTCGCCCCAGTTTAAAGGAAGCGGCGCGATGCTTGTAGGAAATGCATCAAAAATTAAAACACGATATGGAATCTGCAACATATTATTTTTGCTGTATTCATTATACTGGTCAATCGTAATTGTTGATAAGTAGTTGTCGCGATATTCTGCGTGAGGCGATTCTTCATCTAGAGTAACATTGCCAGTTGGTACAATTACTTGCATCCAATCATCAAAATATTTCTTTTCCCACATATCAGATGCGCAAACAAAAGTTAATGTAAGGTCAGTATAGACTGGAATGGAGGCAATATGCCAAGATGGTCCATAAACTTTTGCTTCGAGTGTATTAACAGTAAAGCCGGGAAGTTCAGTCGCTTCACACTGAAAACTTAAACCCTTAACAGCTGCTACATCAGGAGCCGTGCTGCGCATAATCATTACTTGGAATTTGGATGACTTAGCAAAGTCTCCATGCTTGGCAAAATGTTGTCTAAATTGGTCTACTGAGAATGCCATTAGTTGTACACCATCTTTTCCGTAGGCAGGAAGATAGCGGTTTCCCAACTATCCGGTTCAATGTAAATCATTGAAGACATAATATGCTCAAACAAATACTTTTTAATGCAAGGTTGGATAAAGTTAAATCTCTTGGCTGACGCCAATGTAGAATATGCCAACTTGAATCTAGTACTGTCATCGTATTTAGTGTTGGTAATGTAATCTTGTAACATATCTAACAGATATAAACGATTGTACGGGTCTAGATAGTGCAGGTTTAACCCAAGAAATGAGTTTGGATATACTTCCATTGGCAGGACTAGCGGGAAGCGGTCATAGACGGGAAGAGTGTCTTTGTACTTTGGGTCATAATGGAAGAAATACATTCTCCCAACAACAGCAAAACCTGTTGACCGATTAGGGTCATTAAGTAGATTTGCTCTATTGCTAGGAATCTTGAGCGCACCAATCTTACCGCGAAGCCATTGCTTAGCAGCCTGAGTGCGGGGTTTGATACCCGCTGCTTTCATCTCTTTGCTGAGTTTTTCGTATAGGGATGGCATTACTTTTTAAATAGTTCCTTTTCAGTCACAACCTTAAACTTCCACTTTCGGTCAGCGCAATATTCTTCTGCGGCTTTCCATTTAGCCTGATTGACGCCATAAGTCATCACCTCATTTAGATATCTCTTTGTTACCTTTGACTTTTTAGCAGGAGGAACTGACTGGTTATATGGCTTTACTTCAAGCAATATTGTATCAGATTCAGTTTTAACCAAAAAATCAGGAAAGTATCGGTGCCATCTGTTATCTACAGGCGATAAATAAGGTATGACAATTTCTTCACTAGACCATTCAAGAACACTGCGACTTTTATCTAAATGGACCATAACACTACGTTCCCACAAACTTCTATACCAGATATTTGTAGGGTCACCAAGATATTTCTTGGGGTTTTCGGGTGTATAACGTCCTGAATAAGCCATACCAGTATTTATAGAGGAATCAAATGGCAGCACCAGCAGGTCAAACAATATCATCCACTCCAGTAGGGCGCGGAAGTCCTGCTTTCCAGCAAGGAACTCCCGACAATAAGGATGGTGGACCGCAGGTTGTTAGCGACGGTAAGACCAATCCGGTTCCAACGGCTACTGGTCCATTAGCCCCATTAGGTCAAAACAAGTATTTTACAAATCAGAGTCTAAAGTATCCTCGTGACTTAAATACAGAACGTTTTCCTCACTTTTTACGTTTTCATATTAACATTCCAGCAAAATCTGCGTTTAAAACTAATTTTGAACAAGCAGGCGGCAGCAACAGAACAGACTATAATCGAAATCAATTTAGTCAATCTGGATTTGGTCAAGTTGGAGATAGCACAGACCCATTTCATGTTATAGGCGCAGCTGGAGTTGGTGGGGCTGTAACAGGCGCTTTATATGGCGCTACTCAAGCCCTAAATGACTTGGCGCGTAATGCTACCGATGGTACGTTAAAACAAGAAAGAAATGATGCAAATGGCGCTCTTATTGGTGCAGCGGGAGCAGCATTTATTGGAGCATCAATCTTAGCAACTGTTGATATGACCAGAAAAACTAAAAGACTAGTACAGACTATTGACCTATATGTTCCAGACCAAGTTATAATGCAATCGCAAAATAAATATGGTGAAGTTTCTTTAACATCAGCCCTCGGTCTAGCAGGTCTTGCTGGACAAGGTTCAGCAGCAGTTGGTGGTGCTATCAAAGATACGATTTCAAATATTGGAAAAAATGTAATGCGAGGTCTTGGTGGCGGCAATCCTAATGGAATGGTTAACAAAACTACTGGTGCTCCTGGCGCTTTTATTGCAGAATCTCTCGCATCTCTTGTTGGTGGGGCTGGTAAAGAATTAGGTATTGTTGGAGAAGGCATTGAAAATGTCCTTCTACAATCTTATGGTATTGCGCAAAATCCTCAAGTTGAAGTATTGTTTGAAACTATCGACAATAGAAGTTTTGAATTTAACTTTGCTTTTCATCCAAGAAATGAGAAAGAAGCCGAAGAAGTGATGAAGATTATTCGTATGTTCCGCTACCACGCAGCCCCAGAATTGGCTCAGGGTACAGGCGGCAGATACTTTGTTCCACCTTCAGAGTTTGACATTGAGTATCGTTTCAAACCAGGAAAGAACGAAAATGACATTGAAAATGAATCGCTTCATAAGTTTGCAAGTTGCGTCTTGGAAGCCATTGACGTGAACTATGTTGGTCAATCAGGACAGTTTGTCACGTTTAAGGATGGCAAACCTGTTAACATTGAAATGCGTCTACGCTTCAAGGAAGTTGAAATTATCCACAAGGGTCTTGTTGAGGCAGGTTACTAATGGCTGGTTACTTTTCATATTTTAACAAGATTGCCTACAATCTAGAAGATAATGTTACGTCATCACAATTGGTCACTAATCTGTTGCAGCGTTCAGCATTCCTTAAGGAAGTTGCAGAAAATACTGCTATAGCCTATGAGTACCAACTATCAGATGGTGATACTCCAGAAACGATTGCGCATAAACTATATGGCGACTCTAATCGTCACTGGATTATTTTGCTTTTTAACAAACTAATTAATCCCCAGTATGAGTTTCCTCTATCAGGAATTGCACTAGATAAGTACATTACAAACAAGTATGGCATAACCTTATCTCAAGCACTCTCAACTGTCTATATAAATCGTAAAGTAATCCAAAAAACATTAAGTCAGTATGGCGTAGTAAAGTATCGCACAACAGAAAAATATGAAATGAGCGGGATTCAAGCGGATTTTAATACAGGTGAGATTTCATACTTGCCTAGTGTAGATATTGGTGTTCCATATCCTGTAGTTGCTGAATCATTTGTAAAAACTTTTGATGATGGCACCACGCTAACGCAGGTTGTGACACTTGAAGCATTAAGTTTCTATGAATATGAAGTTGAGCAAAATGAGGCAAAGAGAACCATCAAACTTCTTGATGTATCATACATTTCTCGCGTTGAGGATGAATTTATGAAGTTGATGTCTAATGGCTGAATTAGATGCTCCAGGAATGGGTACTGCTAGAGATTATGAACTTAAATCTCTAGACTTAATAAACTCTTCCGGTAAACTAGTACCATTAATGCCGCAGTTGGTTGAACTAGAAATTCACCAAAGCATTGATGCGCCAACAATGTTTGGAACTCTTGTTCTTGTAGATGGTCAAGACATCTTCAATAACTTTTACATTAATGGCAATGAATTTCTGCGCGTCAAGATTGACCAGCCTAGCCTAAATCTACCAATTGAAAAAGACTTTAAGATTTTTAAGGTGACTGATAGAAAGCACAATAACAATTCAGGTTCAATGTATGTTATTCATATATGCTCACCTGAACTGGTAGATTCAAATTCTAAGGCTATCAGCAAAGCCTACACAGGTAAACGCTATTCTGATATTGCCAGCGATATCCTTAAGAACATACTCAAACCAAAAAAAATCAATCGCGTTGAGAACACTACAGGTTCTTTTGACATTATTATTCCCGGTTATCGTCCTCTTGAAGCCTTAAATTGGCTTGCTTCAAGGTCATATAACGGCACTACAAATACTAATTTTATGTTCTTCGAAAATCGCGATGGGTATCAATTTGTATCACTGCAAACGCTTTATGCGCAAAATGTTATCAAGAATCTAGTATATGACATTAAGAGCGTTAATGACAAACCTAATTCATCATCTGATATCAAACGCAATAGAAACTCTATTGAAAAACTAGAAATACTCCACGATTTTGACATTCTTTCTACCAATAACAAAGGCGGGTTTGCAAGCAAGTTGATGACAGTAAATCTGTTTAATCGCGAGTTTAAGAACTACGATTATAGTTTAGAGAAGATACAAAATACTTTGCTAAATAAAAACATGACAGTTAATGACAAGAGTCTTGTGCGGTCATATTTTGCGTTCTACAAAACGCATATTATGACGTCAGATGCTAACGTAGAAAAAGAAAATGCTGTTGACAAGTGGTTAATGCCTCGTCAGATGCATAGCGCACTGCTAGACAATTTTGCATTGCGTGTAGTGCTGCCATTAGACATCACCACTAAAGCAGGTGATGTTGTAAAGATTGACATGCCCAAGTTTGTTGCTGCCGATGAAACTGGTAAAGCACTTGATGAATTTCGCACGGCTAAGTACTTGGTTCGTTCAGTATCTCATGTGTTTAAACAGAAAGGAACTGGTGATACTGTTCTAGAACTAGTAACAGACTCTTATGCTCGCGCATTGCCAACAGAGAAAGTAAAGGCGGCATCATCGTGATTAGCGAACAATATACAGTAGGTAAAGATGGATTTGTTTGGTTTATTGGCGTTGTCGAAGACCGTCAAGACCCTGAACAACTAGGGCGTCTCCGTGTCCGTTGTTTTGGTTATCATACAGAAAATAAAGAACTAATTCCAACAGCCGCACTACCTTGGGCGCATATTGTGCAGCCTCCTAATCTTCCAGCATCATATACTGCCAAGGAAGGCGATATGGTGTTTGGATTCTTTCTTGACGCAAACTCTGCGCAACTACCAATGATTGTTGGCGTCATTCCCGGCAAACCATCATCTAAGCCTGATGCATCTAAAGGATTTGCTGACCCAAACGGCAAATATCCAAAGCGTGTTGGGGAATCAACATTCTCTCGTCTCGCAAGAGGCGCAAAGTATCCATACAATTATGTTCATGAAACAGAGTCTGGTCACACATTTGAATTAGATGATAATGGCAAGGGTCGCATTAAGTTATCCCATAACAATGGAACTTATGTTGAGTTTGATACTGAAGGCAACCAGATTAATGTTGTCAAGAAGAACAACAAAGTTACCATCTCAGGTGATGATACAGTAAGTGTCGGCGGCAACTGTAAGTTGTCTGTTGGCGGGGATATGACCCTAAGCGTAACTGGTACTCTAAACATTAAGGCAGCTGCTATCAATATGAAATCTGGTGCTGCTATTAATATGCAAGGAACAACTGTTGGTATTGATGCAGCCGCTGCAATTAATATTAAGGCTGGTGCTGCGGTTAAAGTTGGTGCTGGTGGTATTTTAAGCATGGAAGGAACCAAGACCACTTTAAGTGGCGCAATGGTTGATGTTGCCGGCGCAATGGTTAACATTCAATCTGGTTCCGCAGATGCGCCTGACGCTCTTAGTATTCCAGATTTTGATGTCGCAGGAGCAATTGCAGGCATTCCTGGAGTAAGTGGCGGTGGAGGATTTCTTGATAGCCTTAAAGGTAATCTTGGGAAGGTATTGGATACCGTACAAACAGTTGTTGATACAGTACAAGCGGTTAAATCTGGAGACTACTTGGGCGCACTTGGCGGATTAAGTCAACTAAACCCTTCTATCGGAAAATCACTTGGTCCGCTCACTCAAACAATTGACAAGGTTCAGGGTACTCTTAAAGTTGTAACAACTGCTGTTAATGATGCACTAACCGTGGTAGATTCTGTTGGGGTAATTATTGGTAAAGACCTCTATCCAAAAACTAGTTTCCTACAAAATACTTTAGGGGAATTAAATAGGGTTTCATATAAGGTTGATGATGCATATAATTCTTTGTCAACTATGGCGCAAGGAACATATGATTTACATTCACAAACTTCTTCTATGCCAACTTTTAAAGAGTCCGTAGCAACTACAATTTATGCAGTTGACGACGCAATTACTACATACAATACATATGCTAAACCCAATAAACAAATTCCGACTGTGGCTAGTCGCGTGAACATCTAGGAGGCATTATGGCTGGATTAGGAATATCAGCAGTAAAATCAATTGTGCTAAGTATGATTGGCGGTAATATACTAATGCCAATTCCTACCATTACTCATGCAGGGTCTATAACAGTATCGCAATTATCATTAGGAACTTTGGCATCATTAGCATCAGCCGCGACACAAATTGCAGGGTCAGTAGGAACATTATCCGCAGTTGTGCAAAATCCTGTAGGGGGAATTGCCGGCGCATTAGGTGCTACTGTGGGTGATTTAACCGCAAATAATTTTCAAAATTTAGACACAACTTTAAGCGCAGTTGCTGGTAATGGCGCATTAACAAGTTCATACAACAACTTAAAAAAGGCTCTTGGTGGCGGTGATGGCACTTCTGGATTAAACTCAACTGTTACTAAATTTCAAGAGCATACTGATAAGATATCAGGCGTGACATTAACAAGTACAAGCGATTTAAGTAAACCTTTGACTATTCCGCAAACTCCTGGTGGTAGATAATGCCTGTACAAACTGACCTGTTTTATCTTGGGCTAAACGGTGGTCCAAACGCGATTGCACAATTTAGCAAGACTGAGTATCGTTCTGCGCGTATTACCGTGCAATCTTCATCAAACGTTGAACATCAGTTATCTGAAGTATACCTAATTCATGATAACAACCTAGTATACATTCGACAGATGGATTTCATCTATACTACTGACCCATTCGTATCCTATACGGCTACAATTGATGGAAATAATGTATATTTGCAGGCTAATTCATCTTTGCCAAACACGGATTTAGTACTATTTGCTAACCTGTTTGACAATCCTGTAACTGCATCAGACAAAACCATAGATTTTGCATCTATTGTGGCTAATGCAACTGCTATGGCATCACTATCTCCTAGTGATAACACCAATTATGCTACCGCAATGACAGCAAGTCTTGATAAACATGAAGATTTAACTATTCTTAAGCGTCAAATTGAAAATTCTATTGCACATATGCAGACTGCTGAGTTTGCGGCTAGAACTAATGCTGACAAAAACGATTACATCAACAATCTTGCAAACACTATAAATAGTACGGCTAATACATTAGACCAAACTGTACAATCTGACATTCAAACCTACTATGACGTAAGTAAACAGGTTGAATCTATATCCTCATTGACGAATATCAATCTGGGTATGTCAAACTCTAAGGTTAAGGTATTGATGGATAAGGTTCTAAATGAAACTGGAAAGAGCATATTCAAGTAAATGTCGCTAATAACAAGAACTTACAAAGACCTTGACCTTAACTTTACAAAGCATCCTGTAACAAAGGATATTGCGAAGAAGACCGACATTGCTGCAATTGCTGGCGCGATGCAAAATCTATTTCAAACATCAAATTACGAAAGACTGTTCCATCCAGATATTGGTTGCAGTCTAAAGCAGATGCTCTTCCAGCCTGTTGATAGCGGAAGTTCATCTCAGATTGAGTATATTATTAAGCAGACCATCAACAATTTTGAACCGAGAGTCAAACTTGAGGGTGTATTAGTTGAACCCAATCCAGACTATAACGGGTACAATGTATTTGTCACTTTCTTCTATGTGAATAACCCAGAACCAGTCACCATCAGAGTATTCCTAGAAAGAGTAAGATAACATGGCAAATCCTGACGCAAAATTAAAGGTTGCTGAATTAGATTTTGACACAATCAAGTCTAACCTAAAGGCATTCCTTAAGAGTCAAAGCGAATTTTCAGACTATAACTTTGAAGGTTCAGGTCTGTCTGTTTTACTTGACATTCTAGCGTACAACACCCATTACATGGGCTACTACATGAATATGGTAGCCAATGAAATGTTCATGGACACTGCTCTGTTGCGCAGTTCTGTAGTTTCTCACGCAAAACTTCTAGGCTATACTCCGCGCTCAAGAGCAGCCGCGCAAGCAACTGTTAATGTAGCCTTCAATATCATTTCAAGTGATGCAAATAGCAGCATCACCCTACCAAGATTTAGCCGTTTCATCTCAGGCGAGAAGGATGGCAAGAACTACATCTTTGTTAACTCTGAACAAACAACAGCAACAAAGAACTCAGCTGGCGGATTCTTCTTTGAAAACCTAAACATCAAAGAGGGACAGCCAACATCATATAATTTTATTTACGATGTAACGAACAATCCTAAACAAATTTTTGAACTTCCTGATTTGGGAATTGATACATCGACAATGAAGGTTCAAATACAAACTTCGTCTCAGAACTCCACCAAAGAAACTTTTATTCTAGCCCAAGATTCTACATCAGTTGCTGCAACTTCTTCCGTTTATTATCTTGAAGAAAATCGCAACGGTAAGTATCAAATTTACTTTGGTGATAATGTTGTCGGCAAGAAGTTGACAGACGGAAATATCGTTATTATTACTTACATTGTATCTAGCGGTATTGATGCTAATGGTATCAAGACATTTAAGTTGGTTGATAACGTTACTGGATATACTCCAATCGTCAGTCTGGTATCAGAATCTGCTTCAGGTAATCTTGAGGAAGGTGTTGATGAGATTCGACTTGTTGCGCCAAAATCGTTTATTGCACAAAATCGTGCAGTAACTAAGAATGACTACATTTCGCTAATTAATCGAGACTACCCATACTTTAGTGCAGTTACAGTTTGGGGTGGTGAAGAAAATGACCCGCCAGTTTATGGCAAAGTTTTCTTCTCAGTTAAGCCAACAAGCAATTATGAAGTAACCTCAACAGAAGTTGAATACGTGGCTAACAAGATTATTAAGCCATTTAGCGTAGTAACAGTAAAACCTGAGTACGTTGCGCCAGATTATAACTTTATCAATCTTCAAGTTAATGTAACTTATGACCCAACCAAGACATCTAAGACCGAAGGTCAAATTGAAACTGCTGTTCGTAATGCAATTCTAACCTACTCAGAAGCAAATCTAAACACCTTTGATAACACTCTTAAAACATCTAAGTTGATGCGTGAGATTGATAATGCTGATACTGCTATTGAAAATAATGAAGTATTTGTAACATTAGAGAAACGTTTCCGTCCAACTCTAAATGCAACCAAAGACTATCGTATTGATTTCGGAGTAACCTTGAGTCCGGGCAACAGTCTAAAGAGATTATTTGCTTCTCCAAGTTTTAAAGTATATGATAGTACTGGTGTTCTTCGTGACGCATACATTGAAGAAATTCCTCAATCATTTACTGGAATTTCTGTAATTAACATTACAAATCCAGGTAGTGGTTACACCGAAACTCCAACAGTAACTCTTTTGGGTGATGGTAAGGGTGCAGAACTAACGCCAGTACTAGTAAACGGTAAACTTAAGTCAATTACAGTAATTAAGTCAGGTATCGACTACACTACTGCTGCGATTAGTATTACAGGCGGTAATGGTTCTGGCGCTGAGGCTGTTCCAGTTCTTCAAGCCAAATCTGGTAAACTTCGTATCTACTATTACGATGATAACAAGATTAAGAAGAGCATTAGCGATGAGGCTGGTACAGTTTACTATGACTCAGGTATCGTGGAAATTACCAACTTTAATCCTGTTCTAGTGCAAGATGCTTTTGGCACTATGGTTGTAAAAGCCGTGCCTAAGAATACTGTATTTTCAGTAACTAAGAATAAAATATTGGCTATAGATAGTACTGACCCCGAATCAATTAAGATTAACGTAACAGCGGTAGCACTGTAATATGGCTCTAGATAAAACAATTTCTGGATTGATTGCGTCTCAACTTCCAGATTTTATCAATGCAAAATATGAGGATAATGCACCGTCATTTAGACGTTTTATTGAATTGTACTATGAATGGCTTGAGGTAAATTCTACAACAGGCGTATCCAATACGGCTGGTAACACAATCTATCATATTATGAACTCAGACAAGTATCGCGACATTGATACTACTGAGGATGGGTTTCTAACCTATTTTAAGAGCGAATTGCTACCATTCTTTCCAGAAAGAACTGAACTTGAACTAACTAAGATTCTTAAAGGCGCAAAGGAATTCTACCTCAAAAAAGGTACTGAAGATTCTATCAAGTGGCTATTCCGCGTGTTGTTTAACAAAGAAGCCAATATCTTCTACCCGAAGGATGATATCCTTAAAGCATCAGATGGGAAGTGGCAATTACCAAAATCAATCAAGGTTAGTGATTCACCATTTTTTATACAGACGGCAGGTTCAACCCGTAATTTCCATTCCGTAAATGTTGCGCCAACTTCATATCACTCATCAAATACATTTATCAATAATGTTGAGTTTGATAACAATCTCCGTCGCAACTCTACAATACTTGGATTTGCTTCATACAAAATTTGGGTAAATACCGGGACATCTGGTACAACAATATACAATACGTTAATTTCATACTTGGCAAGCAGTCAAGTTGTTGGTACTATGGTTGATTCCGCAGGAACAGCATTTATTAACTTATTGTCAACTCCTAGTGTCAGTACTAACCGCTCAGGTTATAGCAGCCAAGTAATGCTTGAGGTAATGGAAGCCTTCTATCTCCAAGACATCACTAGTGACGCAAAGCGTATTACATATGACAATAATCTAACTAAGGCAACACTAGAAGCCGTTTTTGGTACAGGTTTAAATACTGTAACATTACAATTTGATGGTATTCAAGTATTTGAAATTGGTAATTTAGAACCTGTTACTGCTATTGCATCAAACAGCATTTTCCGATATGCTACAACTTCTGCATCTATAAATTTGCCCGTTGATGCTGCAAATACTCCAGCCTATGTCTTTACTTTTGGTAAAGAAGAACGTGGCACAACTATTAATGTAGATACTGCAAACAATTCAACTCTCGCTAATAGCAAATTTGGCGATGACCGATTTGTTCTTGAGTATGACAAAGTATATCGCAGTGCTAATAATCTCGGCATAGTTAAATCTACTGCAGCAGCAAATATTGGTCTAATTAGTTTTGCATTCCGCGAAAAAGAAAAAATCTCACCAAGTTTTGTTGAGCGAAAGATTGTTACAGGTTTAGTGTCAAAAGCAACTGCTACAGTTGAAAAAGCATTTACTCGTATTGATGAATTTACCAAATCGCCATATACCGAAATGTTCCTATCAAACATTCGTGGCGAATTTGTCAATAATGAATTGATTGAAGTTGAATACGTTGATGCTGACGGTAATGATAGAATCTTTACTGAGAGAATCTTTGGATTTGTTGGCAGCGTTGTAGTTGACCCAAACAGAAGAGGTTTGACCTATAAGGTTAATGACCCTGTTGTAATTTATGGCGGTTCAGATGGAACTGATGCAACTACAACAGCAGGTTTCTCTCAGGCTACCGCATATGTTTCAGCAGTAACTAGTGGTCGCGTTATATCACTAGATTTGGTCAAAGGTGGTTATGGATATAGAGCAAACCCATATACAACAGTTACAGTTGTTAATGACCCATCAAATCCTGAAGGTGTAGAGGGTTCAATTAGCGTTGGTAGCGTAGTTACTGCTAATGTAATTGCTCTAACTCTAGCCAATGACACAATTCAACCATATTCAACCAAGGCTTTAAATCTTGCTGGCGGTTGGGGATTGCCTGCTTGTACTTCTGCCAATATTACCGGAACTCAAGCACTGTCAACATTGTTTAGATTTGAGACAATCAATTTCTATCCTATTGAGTCGCTCGTCATTAACAATGGTGGTCATGACTATACAACCCCGCCAACACTAAGTTTCAATACTGTTTATCAAGTTGACGGAACAACAAATATTGCAATCTCATCACTTGGTTTAATTGCCGCAATTGAAATACAAGCCACAGGCAGCGGTTACACTACTGGGCAATCTCTCGTGTTTACTGGTGGTGACGGTATTGGTGCTGCCGGCACTATCGTTGCATCTGGTGGCGCATTAACTGGTGTTACCATAACAAATCGTGGCTATAATTATAGCATAATGCCTACTGTAACAATTAGCGGGGCTGGTTCAGGTGGCTTACTAAAAGCATATGGCTTTAATAGTGGCGCAGAAGTTGCTCTTGCTGTAGATGACGTTGGTAAGATTACTGAAATTGCTATGGACAACCTTGGATTTGGTTATTCTTCAACACCATCCGCATCATTAAAAGTAATTGATGTATATGTATCAAATCTATCATCAAGTATCCAAAGTGACCAATCCTTAACAGTATATCAAGGTGCAAATTTATCAACAGCTGATTTTACTGGTAATGTTGATGCATATTATACATCACTTGATACGGCTACGCTATCATCTAATAATACAATTAGAGTGTATAATTATAATGGTGCAATTAACACCTCTAATGCTCTAGTTATTGTGCAAAGTAATGCTAAATTAGCCGTTATTGGATATAAGATTTATGGTAATGGTCAAGCCAAAGCAAATGTAAATTTTGTTGATGGAACACAAAGTTATCCCGGTTACTTTTTGAATACTGACGGATTCCTATCAGCAGATAAAAAATTACAGAACAATGACAAATACCATAACTTCTCATATGTTTTAGAATCAGAAAAGCAACTTAATGACTTTAATCAAACTATGTTTAATATTGTGCATCCTGCGGGAATGCAATTAATTGCACATACCAAGGTGAGTGACGCATTTACTGTTACAGTAGACCCTGCTCTTGGACAATACATTAAATTATACCAAAATACTGGCAATATTAATGCTGGTGTAATGTTGTTCTCTGGTTACTACGCAGGTAGCAATGCAAACGCAAATCTAAACACTGCAAACACGCGCAATATCACGTCAAACAGCGTATCAACAACAAACTTTAGCACAATGGGTCCAAGCGGCGGTTCATTAGCCGCAGGTGATAGAATCATATTAAACTATACTAATACCTACAGACAAGTTACCTTGACTGTTGAGAGCGTTGCTTCAAGTACACGCCTAAATACAACTCAACCTGTAATCATTAGCGGATTTGGATTGCTAAGTCTAAATAGTTCATCAGTTTATGCGACCTGCAGCGAGAATGTAGCAGGAAAGATTCTTGTTAATGATTACTTAAGAATCTTTGACAAATTTGACTATGATGTAACTGGAAATGATAACCACGTGGTTGTACGCAGAGTTGCGGCTACACCAACAAATAACATCATCCAGTTAGCATCTGCGCCGCCAATAAGTAATTCAAATCTGGGATATTGGATTGACCCTGATTTTAGAAACGTACCAATTAAGATTGAGAGAAACATCTAATGCATAGATATTCAAAATCTACTGCCCTCAACGGCGTTGTAATGGCAAGAGCATATGAAGATGCTTTGACAAATGACACCGGAAATACTTACGTGGGGCTTGGTCAAGTTTCATCTTCATTTGGTACTCCAGTTGCCTTAGAAACACTTAACAAGTATAGTGACCTATTTCAAAATCTAGTTGCACTTAAGAAAATTACTTCATCTGATATTAATCTTGTCGTTCCAGATGTAGTTTGGGTTACATCAACCGTCTACGACCAGTTTAACAGTGGTGATGAGATGTATTCTCATGAGACGTTAACTCAGTTGACAGGTAACGTTACAATTAGTTCCGGTTCAAAGGTACTGTCATACGGCACTAGCACTACTCTGTTCTCTAATGAACTAGTTGTCGGTAACATTATCCAGTTGTCAGGTACAGGTGCAGAAACATACCCTATTCGCAAAGAGATTTTCTCAATAGACTCTAGCATCAGTCTGACCGTAAATACCGCATCAGAATTTACATACACAAATAACCTTGCGTATAAGGTTACTGATGCTTACCCATACTACGGCAAGAATTTCTATGTAAGAAATTCATATGACCAAGTATTCATCTGCATCTTCAATAATGGCGATACCGCATCAACAGTTGAACCAGTATTACGCCCAGAAAATTTCTCAATGGGTAAACTTATTCAATCTACAACTGATGGATATATTTGGCGATATTTGTATACAATTCCATCCGGATTAAAGGAGAAGTTCCTCTTTACTGATGCGGATAGTAATTCTTGGATGCCAGTAACAACTGATGCGATTGTATCATCTACTGCAACAGATGGTGCTATTGAACATATTCGAATTCTTGATAGCGGCTCAGGATACAATTCAAATACTGCTTGCACAAGTGCAGACATTATCACTATTTCTGGTGATGGTACTGGAGCAAGTTATGTTGCTAATGTATATCAGTCGGCTGCTCTAGATTCAACAACTATTACAGAACTCTTATCAGCCAATAATGGTGCAGGATATAGTTTTGCTGATGTAACAACATCAGATACTAGTGGTACTGGCGCAATATTTGAAGCACTAATTGGACCTCCTGGCGGATTTGGTTACGACCCTGCTAAGGATTTGGGCGCTAAGTTTGTTGCTCTAAGCGTTGAATTTGCCTCAAATGTGTCTGGCACCCTTCCTATAAGTTCAACTGCTGGTTCAGTAGCATTTAGACAAGTTTCCGTCATTCGCAATCCGCAATATGCTAATAGCGCATACATTTCAACAGGCGAAATTGCATTAACCTCTAATCTTGAAGTTGCTGTAAGTTCAACTCCAACTGTTGGAACACGTGTTGTGCAAAGCAGTGGCTATCAGGGTACGGTTGTAGCATTTACCAATCCATATTTGCTACTAAATAACACTAAAGGCACATTTGCAAATACTGGTCCATTTGTTTCAGGAGTTATTGGAAATGCCCAATCTCTAGATACTTCTGGGGTGAAACGTTCTGGTGATGTTCTGTTTATGGAAAACATTGCAGCAATAACCAGAACAACTAACCAAGCCGAACAGATTAAACTCGTATTTAAGTTTTAGGTAAAATTACATGGCAAACACCAGTTTTAATTTTAATATTGACCCCTACTACGATGATTTTGAATCATCAGGTGGCGCTAAAGAGCAAAATTACATGCGCATCCTGTTTAGACCAGGAAAGGCTGTACAGGCTCGTGAACTAACGCAGATTCAATCTATTCTTCAAAATCAGATTAAATCTTTTGGTGACCATATTTTTAAAGATGGTTCCCCAGTTCAAGGCGGTCATCTAACACTTGATACTAATGCTAAATCTGTAAAATTACTTCCTCAATATAATAATGTCGACATTGACCTAACCGATTTTAATGGCAACCTAATCAAAGATACTGGAACTGCTAATGTAAAGGCTGTAGTTGTCACAGTAGATAGTTCCCAAGTAAATCCAACTTTAGTTGTCAAGTACTTAACTGCAAATGAATTCTCTACTAGTCAGAATCTTCAAGTTGCTAATACTTCAGTTTATGCTACCACAACTGCCGCTGATGCCTCATCATCGGCTTCAACAGTTTCTATCAATGAAGGTATTTTCTACGTTGATGGTTACTTTGTATATGTTGCAGCACAAACAATCGTACTAGACCCATATAGCAGAACACCTAGTTATAAGGTTGGTCTACAGATTGTAGATGGAATTGTTAATGAGTCAGGCGACTCTTCTCTACTAGACCCCGCGCAAGAGTCTTTCAACTTCCAAGCCCCAGGCGCAACTCGTTACCAGTTTGACCTTGAACTAACTAAGCGCGCATTAACCTCTACAGATGACAGCAAATTTTTCGAATTGCTTCGTGTAGAAAATGGCAATATCACTAAACAAATTGATTATCCTGTATATTCAGAAATTGAAAAAACTCTTGCTCGTCGCACGTATGATGAGTCGGGCGATTACACAGTTAAACCATTTCGTGTTACCGTATCTGAAAATCAAGCAACGGCTAATACTTTTAAGGTTAACATTGAACCTGGCAAGGCTTATGTTAAAGGATATGAGTTTGAAACTTTTGGTACAATCTCATTAACTAATGACAAAGCCAATACTTCAGCCACATCAAAAGACTATAGTTTCTCCTTAGATTATGGCAGTTATGTAATCACTTCAAACGTATATTCTGGTGGCGCTAACGGCTTCTTTGATATGGCATCATATGAATCCGTAGACTTACACACTGTTCCGGTAGCAAGTATCAACACCAAGTCCTCAGCAGTTTATAGCAACACAAAGATTGGTACTGCTAGAATTCGTAATGTTGACTTAGCAAGCGGCACCGATTATTATACATATCTTCTTGATGTTAATACTGCGCCAAAAAACATTACTGTTACTACAGTTACCGCAAACGCGCAATCTGTAAATCTAGGCGCCACGTTCTCCACATTAGATGATGCCTATAAAGGCGTCAATCTAAGAATGGTTTCTGGTACAGGAACTGACTCATACAACAGAACAATTACATCATATAACGGTACAACTAAGATTGCTGTTGTTGATGTTCCTTTTGCTACCACATTAGATACATCATCCCCATCCATCATTAGCCTAATGTATAACATTAAGGATTGTGATTCTATTGTAAGAGCGCCAACTGTCTTTACAAGCAATATGTACGTTGGGCAAGATGCTACAACGCCATTCCTACCATCAATGGATATTGCCTACAATGGTAAGAGTGTTGATGGCAAGGCTGTTCTGTTTGATGGTAATCGTGGTGGCGTAGTATACTCGCTTCCTGAAACTTACGTTACAGCATCAGCCTTCTCTAATATTACATACTACAAAAAGAAGGTTTTCACCTCAACCAGCGCAGTACCAAGCGGCAGCAACGTGACATTTACTCTTGCTGCTACAGGTAATGAAAAGTTCTTCTTTGGAAATGGCGACTTGTCTACCACTACCGCAAAGGCTAACTTTATTGTAATTAATCGTTTTGACGGTAAGGTTATGGATTTGGGTGCAACTCCAAATCTTGTAAGTCAAGTATCTGACACGTCACTAACCATCCGCATTAAGGGAACTTATGCGTCAGCGCAGACCGCAGATATTGTTGCAACATTGCAGATGCTTGATGCGGGTTCTGGCGGTAAGACATTAAAGGGCAACACGTCAAACACCACTTTGACAGTAACTGACACTTATACAACTGGTTTGGCTGTTGTTGGCACGAGCAGTAATGTCTACATTAACAAGACTAAAGACTCTCAAGTTTGGTTCAAGAGTCCAACTTACATCCAGAAAACTCCTGGTGTTCCGCAGTCTTTATATGTTACAGACGTAATTCGTTTGATAAAAGCCTATGATTCAGGTAATATTTCTTGGGCACCAAACTCAACCAATGCAATTGATATTACAGAACGTTATGTTCTAGACGGCGGTCAACGTGATAACTACTATGACTTTGCTACTGTAACGTTGAGAGGCGGGTACGCTGCACCAACAGGTCAAACAGTATTCTTATTGCAATCCTTTGACCACACTGGTTCAACATACTTTAACTCTGCATCATACAGTTCATACTATACAACTAACCAGATTCCAAACTATGCTACAAAGGATGGAGTAATTTCTCTGCGTGATGCAGTTGATTTCCGTCCAACAAGAGCCAATTCAGTCATTACTGACCCAAGCACCTTCTCGCTTTCAACTCGCGACATTCCAAGTCCTGAATTTTTCTTCCAGGCAACATACAATTATTATGTTCCTAGAATTGACAAATTGGTATTGACTCGCGATAAGGAGTTCAAGATTGTTAAGGGCGTAGCATCTATTGCTCCGGTAATGCCGCCAAACTCTGATGATGGCATGACGCTCTATAATCTTTACATCCCGCCATACACGGCAAATGTTGCTGAGATTGGTATTGAATATGTTGAAAACAAACGTTACACGATGCGTGATATCGGCGCACTAGAAAAGCGCGTAGAAAATATTGAATACTATACAGCATTAAATGTTCTAGAATTACAGGCAAGAAATGAAACTATTCTTTATGAAGACAATGTTCTAGAAAAGGAAAAGTACGGTATTGTCACCGATGATTTTACTGACTTTACTGTGGCTGATGGAACTAGTGCCGACCTAGTATGCAACATCTCCAAGGCAAGACTTGGACCTTATCGCGCACAGAAGCCATTTAAACTGGACTATCAATCTGTCTCAGGTTCAATTAGTGTTAATGATAGAACAATTTCATTAGCATATACAGAAGAAGCCTGCATTAGCCAAGATGCGGTTACCAAATCCATTACTGTTCAACCTTATGAGTTTGCACAGTTCTATGGTTCAATGCAACTATTTCCTGAAACAGATTATTGGTATAGCACACAACTAGTTCCAGAAATATTGAGCGCATCAACTCAAATTTCTCCGCACTTAGAGCAGCCACCATCACCGTCAGAACCAACTCCAGCACCAGAAATTAATCCTTCTGCAAATTTGGTAAGTGCTCCTGTTACAGTAGGTTTGCCAAACTTCTGGCAGAATCAAATTAATCCTGTTGACGGATTTGGTACTATAGATATCAATAACAACTGGTTTGGTTCCGGTATTGCTACACCTTGGCTTGCCCCAAGTGTTTCAAATTTTGATGTAACTTTTGGTAGTACTATTCCTGGTATAAGTGGCGGTAGTGACCCTAGAATAAGTAATCTTGGCACTATGTTCACCGGAATAAACAGATTTTAAAGATAGGTAAAAAGCAAATATGGCTACACAAAATCCAATTACGGTTACTTCAGGTCAGTTTCTGGTTGATACTAGCATTGTGCCTTTTATTAGAAAGGGTGATGTTGAATTTGCTGCCGGTGACCTAAAGCCTTTTAAAGCCGCAAACTTCTTCTTTGATGAAACGGATGTAAGCCGCTTTGTACAAAATCCTTCAGTCCTAACCGCAAGTGTAACTACCGACCTTGGAATTTCACGCGGAAATAAACTGTATAATTTTACATCTAAAGCCTATGCAAGTGTCGTTGATGTCTCTCCAAATAATACAATTTATCTAAATGAAGATTACCTAACTGTTAATATTGCTGGCGTATCATTAACATCAACTTCCTATGCTAAAGGCGATGTTGTTTATCAAAATGGTACAGCAACTGGTGCTGCTAATGCCGACTCAAATACCTTTATGGCAAGAGTTGAATACTGGGACGTTGCTAACACAATCCTAGTTCTTGCTCCTCAATATGGTACTATGAACTATGCAGCTGGTGTTGGTAATACCTTGTTTAAGGTTCCAAGCACTAGCGCAACAAGCAATATCCGTAGCGCGATTGGTAGCACCCCAAGCAAGAGATTTACAGCTGGAGAAACAGTAGTAAACCTAGATGCGCCGGCAACCACCTTAACAGTCGGAACATATCAGCACTATTCAGGACAAGTGTTAGTAGTTGATGGGGCTACTAGTACAATTAATGTACGTTCAAATCTAGTTAGCACTGGAGTTGGCGCGGGTAATTTAATCCGCATCACTTCTGGTACTGGTGTTGGTCAGCTGCGCAGTATCAACAGCATCGACTCAACTGGTATGAAGATTACGCTCAATGCGGCATTGAGCGTCGCAGTAACAAGCAATTCACGCTACTCTATTGCAACTCCAACAGTTGACCAGTATGGTAGAATCTCAGGTATCTTCACTATTCCTGAAGATTCACTCCTTAAATTTAGAACTGGCGAGCGTTTGTTCACTATTACTGATGCATCAACAGCAACTGACCAAGATGCTGAGATGCGCGCAACCGCAAAGTATGTTGCAGCAGGTTTGTTAAACAGAAGCCAAGAACTAAGAATTACGCCTATTGTACAGGTTCCTCCTCCACCTGCTCCAACACCACCTCCGGTTGTTCAACCGCCAACTCCAGTAATTCCTCGTCGCCGTCGTGACCCTGTTGCACAGACATTCTTCACGCCAAAACCAAAGAGCCAAAAGCAAAATTATGGCATCTTTGTTTCTTCTGTTGATTTGTTCTTCAAGAATAAACCATCACTAGCCCTTGGCGCACCACAACTTCCTGTATCAGTTCGTTTGGTCAAAACTGCAAATGGTTTTCCAACACAGGATATTCTCGCATCAGCAACTGTTTATCCTTCATCTGTAAATACAGCCGATGGAGTTAATACTCTACCAAGCGCATCAGACTCAACAACATACACTCGGTTCACTTTTGGTGACCCAGTATATCTTGAAGCGGCATCTGAATACGCATTGGTTGTTGCGTCAGAATCACCAGACTATGAAGTTTGGATTTCTGAACTTGGTCAGAACATTCTTGGAACAAATCGTCGTGTTTCTGAGCAACCATATGCAGGAAGTTTCTTCCGTAGTCAGAATGCATCAACTTGGACTCCATTCCAGAACCAAGACTTAATGTTTGTTGTCAACAAAGCAGTCTTTACAACAAGTCCTGCTACTTTGACTTATAGTATTCAACCTGCTACTGCAAATTCATACGCAGATGAAATTCTAATTCACGCAACTGATGTAACTTTCCCAGTAGCAAATGTTTCATACTATGCAAAAACGACTTTGGCAAGTGACTTGAGTAAAGACGCATCATACTTCCAGATTACTCCTAATGAGTTGTACAAGTTTGGTAAGGATTTAAAGAATTCTTCTAAGACTAACAATCGCAGAAGGATTATTCAGGCTGGTGACAAAAATACATTAAATGTCCAAGTTGCTCTTGTAACATCAGACTCAGATGTATCGCCAATGTTCAACTCTGAAAGATTTAGCGTTGTTGCAGTTGAGAACCAGATTAACCCAGGTTCACTAACAAGCAATAACATTACAATTACTAGTGGCGGCGGACAGCACTCAACCAATACTGGCATTACAGTAAGCATTTCTGCTCCTCAGTTGGCTAATGGCACAACAGCAACCGCAGTAGTACTGAACTCGCAGATTCTTGGTGGCAATATTACTGGTGTGTATGTAACAAGTGCTGGTTCAGGATATGTTGAAGCCCCAACCATTACAATTACTGATACTGCAGTAGCATCTCCATATGCTAACGCAACTGCGGTAGTTGCTAGTGAAAATTCTAACTATGGCGGTAATGCTAAGGCTAGATATATCACCAGAAAGATTACTCTTGCTGACGGATTTGATGCTGGTGATTTGAGAATGTACATTCGCGCAGCCCGTCCTCAAGGTACTAATATTGTTGCATACTACAAGGTTCTTTCAACTGAAGACCCTGCAAACTTCTTTGACAAGAAGTGGCAGAGACTAAATCTGGTTAAAGATTTGTATTCTCCCGACCAAGATACCACAGTTGAACTACAATATCGTCCATCAACAATTAGCGGTAAACTTTCATATACAGAGAATGGAGTAATCTATCCTCTTGGCGGTAAGTTTAAACAATTTGCAGTCAAACTTGTTCTTCTTGCGGATGACCCATCAGTTGTTCCATACGTCAAGAACATGAGAGTGATTGCAACACCTGAAGGCTAATATAATGAAGTACATGAAAGTAAAAGATGAAACCAATTTGGTTAGGGATGTCTATAGCAAGGCAATTCTTAATACAGACAAAGACATCTTAAAAAAACATGATATGAAGATGCGTCAGGTTGAAAAAGATAAACGTCAGAATGAAGAAATAAATAGTCTGAAAGACGAAATCAATGAGTTAAGAAAACTTATTGAAAATATGCTCAAGAGGTAGCAGTAGATGGCTAATGCAAATATTAGTGAAATTGTCTTAACAGACACATTTAATACATGGGTGCAAAGACACAACTTGGTAGCAAACACTATCAATGTTCTTCGCAATGGCGCATATTACAAGGATGGCGGAAGTCTTACTCTAAATGTTGCTACTACCATCTCGGATAATGGCACGCTAACACTATCTAAAACTACTGGTACAGTTCTTGCTGTTGCTGGTAATACGCAAGTTTCAGGCACTCTATTCTTAGGTGGCTCTAGTATTAATGTTGCTGCCGTTCTAGCAAATACGCCTAATACAGCAACAGTTTCTGCTAATGGCGGTTCAACGCTTTCTGCTCAACAAGTTAACTTTGTTAATACTTCGACAATTCAAGTTACTGTTTCTGCTGGTGCCGGCGCAGCTGCAGGCAATGCTAACGTTTCCTTTTCAATTGTTGGCGGTTCTGCACAAGGTGCTCAGGGCACTCAAGGCGTACAAGGTTCTCAGGGACGCCAAGGTGTTCAAGGTGTTCAAGGTTTAGGCTCCCAAGGTTCTCAAGGTGTCCAAGGTAACTTGGGTAGCACTGGCGGAACTGGTTCACAAGGTGTTCAGGGTACTCAAGGTGTCCAAGGTTTAACTGGTCCAGTAGCAGGTTCCACCGGACAACTAATCTATAACAATGCTGGTTCAGCGGGTGGTGCAACGGGAACAAGTTTTGATTCCGCAACTGCAACACTAACATCTACAGCAAATATTCGATACACAGGAACAGTTGTTGATACTCCAATTATAACAACAAGCGCAAGTGCTTCATATAATGAAAATGCTGCTGGTAAAGTTGTAATTGTTGATACATCAATTGCAGCCAGAACTGTTACTTTTGCGACAGCTGCGTATGCTGGATTTAGCATTACAGTAATTCGTGCTGGCACTGGTAATCTAACTATCGCAGCAGGTTCTGGTGTCACAAAACAAAATAGTGCAAGTTTTTCAACTTCAAATATTGCAGCATCTTATTCAGCCGCAACCGTACTTTATTCCGCAACTAATGAAATTATTCTAATTGGAGATATTCTGTAATGAGTTTTTTGCGTCGTGCGCCTGTAATTAAATCAGACGCACTTAGGGTAGAATTAGGGGCTAATGTTTCCTTAAGTGCTTCAGTTGGAATATCAACTACTGGTACATGTAATACTGCTATAGTTTTATATGCGTTAGGAACTCCTGCTGGAACTATGGATGGAGTTGCAACAAAAACTACTCCAGGTGGTGCTGTTAGCGGCGCATTTACAGGAAGATTATGGAAAACATCTTCTCGTCCTACATCAGTCTATTACGCTCGTGCTGTTATGAATCCTAGTCCAAATACTAGCCTTAACCCAGTGCAAAGTAGCGGAACATTAGGGAATTGGGTACAATTAACTGCAAACACTACATGGTTTTTACAAACAAGCGGCACTGATGAATTTGCTGCATTTACATTACAAATATCCAACAGTAGTGCTGCTGACGCTAGAATTTTAGATTCAACCTATGTAACATTTGTTAGTAGTTCTGCTGGCGGTGGTGGCGGTGGTGGCACAAAGTAATGATAAAGGTTTATAAACTATGAGACATCAATTACTTTTTGGAACAACTCGCGGTTATCAAGTTGATAGTGATAAAACCGTAACTTATGCTACTGCTGGTAGTTTTACTGAAACTGTACCTGCCGGGGCAAGATTTGTAACTATTGAAGTTTGGGCTGGCGGCGGCGGCGGTGGTGGTGCATCATCTCAAGGTAAAGATGGTACCATAACTCGCGCTGGTGCTGGTGGCGGTTCTGGCGGATATTCTAGAACATACATTGCTTGTTCTGGCGGTCAAACATTTACAGGTAATGTAGGTTCTGCTGGCGCGTTTGGTCTTGCTGGTTATTCAACAATTGTTGATGTTCCTCCTCCAACTACCGTTTATATGCCAGGTACATCTGGCGGTAATGGGGGCGCATCAAATGTATCTGGAAGTTCTATTACTACAATGAGTTGCACTGGTGGCGGTGGTGGTAGTTATGGTATACAAAATCCTAGCGGTACTAGTCCCGGCGGCAGTGCTGGTACGGCAACTGGCGGAAATGATATTAACATTAATGGTTCGGCTGCAGCAGATGTTGTTGCTAGTGCCGGTGTAGATAGCACCGCTAGTGCTGGCGCAACAGGATATAGTGGCGTATATGCCGGCATTAATGGCGGCGGCGGTAACGGTGGTGATGGTACTGGCGGTGCTGCAAATCCTGGTTTAGTTGGAAGTCTTGGTAAAGTAACATTCCGATACAATTTTAATCGCGTGGGCTAACAACGCTACGCCTAAATACATGATACTCTAACGCAGAGACGCATCATGGCATATGTAGAACTTACAATCGACCAAGGTACAACATTTGAAACTTCTATTAGTTTAACAAATGATGACCAAACTACCATTAATATAACAAATTACGCATTTCAATCTCAAATTCGTAAATCGTATTACTCAACAAATCCTGTTGCTAACATTACCGTAACTATTGCTAATGCTGCAACAGGTAATGTTAAATTATCAATGACGCCTGCAAATACTGCTAATGTTAAGGCTGGTAGATATCTTTACGATTTGATAATGACTGATACTGGCGGCGTAAAAACTAGAGTAATTGAGGGTATTATTACAGTTACTCCACAGGTCACTAGATGAAAATTAACATAACTAATAGTAATAAAATTGGTGGTGTTACAGTATCAACATCGCCATCAGTGGATAAAGTTAGTCTTAAAAGTGGCGCACCTGGTCCGGTAGGTTTGCAAGGCACTCAAGGCGCTCAAGGCACTACTGGCAATCAAGGTGCTCAGGGCGTCCAAGGTAATGTTGGTATTCAAGGATTAGCAGGTACTGCGCAAGGTACTCAGGGCGCTAATGGCGGACAAGGTTCGCAAGGCGTACAAGGCACTCAGGGTTCTCAAGGTCGCCAAGGTCCACAAGGTACTGTAGGTTCTCAGGGTTCTCAAGGACTACAGGGAACGCAAGGAAATACTGGTTCTCAAGGTGTTCAAGGTCCACAAGGAACAACAGGTTCTCAGGGTTCTCAAGGACTACAGGGATTAAGTGGTTCTCAAGGTACTCAAGGACTTCAAGGTGTTCAGGGTTCCGGTTCTCAAGGTACTCAAGGACTTCAAGGCGTTCAAGGTTCTGGTTCTCAAGGCGCTCAGGGTGTTCAAGGAACAACAGGTTCTCAAGGCTCCCAAGGCGCTCAGGGTCTTCAAGGCTTTAGCGGTAACGGCTCCCAAGGCGTACAAGGCACTCAGGGTGCTGGTAACTCTGGTTCTCAAGGAATACAGGGCGCTCAAGGTTTGCAAGGTGCCTCTATTCAAGGTGTCCAAGGTCAACAAGGAACAGTTGGCTCTCAAGGTGTTCAGGGTTCCCAAGGCGTTCAAGGAGAAAAAGGTACTCAAGGACTTCAAGGTGTTCAAGGTTCTGGTTCTCAAGGTACTCAAGGACTTCAAGGTCCACAAGGAACAACAGGTTCTCAGGGTTCTCAAGGACTACAGGGATTAAGTGGTTCTCAAGGCGTTCAAGGACTACAAGGTACTCAAGGTCTACAGGGAACAATCGGCTCTCAAGGGCTTCAGGGTGCTCAAGGAACAACAGGTTCTCAGGGTGCTCAAGGTTTACAGGGAACCCAAGGAAATACTGGTTCTCAAGGTGTTCAGGGTCTTCAAGGCGCTCAAGGTGCTCAGGGTGTTCAAGGTACAATCGGTTTAAGTCCACCAAGCATAACAGGATTTGAATCTTTAACTAATTGGACTCTTAGTGTTAACGTCGGCAGTACCGTGGGTGACACTTGCAATATTGCACCAACAGGAGCCAATTTCGCGTATTGGGTTGATGGAACAAGATATGTTGTATCTTCTCCAATCGTAACTGCTAATGTATTTAGAAATACCGTTACCAACTCCCAATATCCGGCACCGTGGCGGCTAAGTTTAACAAAATCTCAAACTTTTATTCTTTCCGACGTATATTCTACTGCAAACTTAGCAAATGAGATTCCATTAGGAATATTTTTATTACAAAATACTGATACTTCTGACAAGAATGGTACATACCCTGGACCAACAACATTTACAGGAAGAACTGATGAATCTTTCTTAGCAACAGACAGATATAACTATATTGCTGAATATTATGGAAATGGGACAAAATCTATAAGCGGGTTTCAATTAACTCCAGTTGTGCTTAATGGAAATGGTTCATCAAATACTCATAACAAATTTTATATGTCTGGCGGTTCTATATTATATGGAACAAGAAAAATTGATATAGTAAATGCAGCCAATCCAGCAGCAAATTCATTCCAACAATATTTATCCACTACTGATGGTACAAGATTGAGTTCAACAGTAACAACTCAATTTTCAAGTAACTTTTACACTAGTTCTGTTAGTAGTGGTATTAGTAACGTAGCATTTAGTACTTCTGGAATAACAAGCGGAAAATACTTTACTTCATATATTTTTGCAGGAAATATGTTATATGGGGGAGGAAACGGGCGCGGAACTCCAATTTTTTGGGCTTATCCAGTTATACCGTCCTTTTCAACACCGCTACAATATGCTGATGTTGATTCTGCGTTAGAAGAAGACCCAGCATCATTAACTTTTGTCGGAATTAATAGTGATACTGTTGGAATTTCTCATATAGTGCAGCAACCAATTCCTTTGTGGAAAATTGTATTTAAATATGACACAGCATATACAAACGCTAACAAAACTATTATTGCTGCTGTACAAGATTTAAGAGGATTACCATCACCAGCATCAAATAATAAATTTAAACTTCAAACTGCTAAATTTCCTATAACTGCTGCTGCAAATACAGTTGCAATATATGATGAAGGTACACTTAGATTAGGAAATAAAAAACTTAATTTTGCAAATAGTGATAGCATTAGAATAGTAATTCCTACCACGCAATCAACTTCATATTTAACGTTTAAAGCCTTTGTTTATGGAAATACCTCAATGATTGGTATTGAAAAACAATATTTGGCAAATACTCAACTTAATTTAGATTTTACTACTGGCATAACATATTATCCATCTACTGTTTTGCATTTTAATGGACAAAGAGCCAATCTAAATGCATCAGGAACTGCAATATTCTCACATTATGATTATCCGCAATTTAAAACGATTACTGGTAATTTTGTAGCAACATTTCAAAATTCTGATGGCACTGGCGGTGGTTCTTGGAGTTCATCATATGCAAATGCCGCAATCGCTAGCGCGTATACAACATATGACCCAAGTAAAAATGGCGGTTATACCTATGATTACTACAATTTTATTGATAATTTGCATGAAGTTTGCGATGATATTGTAGTACAAAGAGAACACAACCAATTTGGTACCAGATACATTTCTGGCTTTGACATTAGTGGATATACCACTAGCGGTAATGGTTCCGCAAACTCTCATGCGCAAATTAGTTTGTCTGGTGGTTCTATCTACTATAGAGGCAAAACTATAACTGTTGCCAACACAGCAAGTCCAACCTCAAATTCATATCAGCAAAAACTTGGTAGTCCTGCAAAACTTGGTAGATATGTAATTTCAAATGAAGGAACATATCCGGAAGTTGGTTATGTAAAAGGCGGTCCAAGATATAATTCTCATGCAGAAACAGATTATCCATTGTTTATTGATATTGCTACTGCAGCAGGACCAAAGTATTATCCATATGCGTCTTCCAACGGAACCTCGGCAGTAATTAGTAATGGTCAGTATGTAACTTCTTGGGTATTTGCTTCCGCTATAAGATATGTAAGTTATGGCGCTCCAGTGTTTTTTGTTCCTGCGCAAAATGTATACAGCACTTTGGCTGCCGCACAAGCAGAAAAATTATCAGACCTCGTAACATCTTCTGCTTATTCTGAGTTCATTGGACAAAATCCTGCACCACTTTATAAATTAATTTTTGCTAGAGATTCTGGTTGCACCAACTATCCAAAGGCTAAATTAGTCCAAGTTGATGACCTTCGTGGAATGAGTTTTGTAACTAGAGGAATACTCAATACACCACAAAAAGTAACTGCTAACAGCGGAACTGCATTGATTGCAGACACGATTAATTTTGTCAATACATCAACGACAACAGTAAGTGTAAACACTTCAGTTTATGGTATTGCCAACGTTGGAATTGCTATCAATAATCCTATAGTTACTCCACCCACAACTGTTTCTTCGCTTCCATCAGCTGCTACTGCTGGCGCTGGTGCGAGAAGTTTTGTTACTGATGCTACTGCTATAACCTTCCTATCAATTGTTGGTGGTGGTGGTGCTAATGGAGTTCCTGTTGTTAGCAATGGCACCAGTTGGCTTATTGGTTAATGAACATTAAAGAAGGGTAATTAAAAATGCTATTATCAACAGACCGTAAAAACATATATCTTGGAATTACAAAAACTGGCACCCATACGGTTAGAGACTGTCTTGCAAATTTATCCACGCAAATATCAAAACCTGGTGCACATCCAACATTTTATGAACTCGTTTCTCATGAGTTTCATAGAACTGATGTTATCACTCCAGAAGAAATTGCAACTTGCAATTTTTATGCTATGTGGAGAGACCCAGTAGAAAGATTTGCCAGCGCCGTTTCTTTTATGAAAAGAAGAGCCACTTCAGCACTTATGTTCTTACTACCTGAAAAATTTCCAAATTCAGTAATTCCGCATAATGGTTGGATGGTAGATTATTCTTCTCGCACCACAGAAGAACAACAGATTATTGACACAATCGGTCTAAACGATGTCATAACAAATTTAGCCGCCAGTACTCTTATGCCATATATTGTACTTCAGAAACAAAGTAATTGGTTGCAAGTTACTCCAAATTTGCAAATTTTACCTTTTAGTGATTTTGATAACTCTGTTCGCACCTTATACACAGTATTTGGTGGAGTTGATGCGCCAAATTTAATTGTGCCGCAGTTAAACGCTTCACCAGATTCATTACTAACTGATTGTGATTTTGCAACTAGACAAATGATAATGAATTATTACCAAGAAGATTATTCATTTCAACCATAATTTTGGCAAACATGTATAGTACAAATACATGATATAAATACTACATTCGCGCCGTCATAAGAGTTAATACATGGCAGATTTTCCAGCTGGTCCATATAATGGTCAAACGTTTACTGCTGACGATGGAACCATCTGGACATGGAACGGATACGCATGGAAGGCAACTGGTTGGTCTGGAACTGGCGGCGGCGGTGGTTCTCAAGGCGCTCAAGGTACTCAAGGTATTGGTAGCCCCGGTTCTCAAGGTGTACAAGGTGCGCAGGGTATTCAAGGCTCTACTGGTACAACTGGTAATCAAGGAACTCAAGGTGCTCAAGGTGTAGGAAATACAGGTTCCCAAGGTGCTCAAGGCACTCAAGGTTTAGGTTCACAAGGTTCTCAGGGAACTCAAGGACCACCTGGACTAGCATCATCTCAAGGTGCTCAAGGCACTCAAGGTT